TTGTCATCAACATCATTGAACGGGTGCACACGCGGTCAGACGGGCGGTGCTGCAGCAACAGCGTTCACCTATTCAGCCACAGCCCCTATCGCAGTTGAATACGCTTCACCTGATACGGCAGCTTTATTGTCTCACTGGGGTTCTTCAGTTGTTATGGATGGCGGGTTTAACCAAGACGTTTCCGCCATTTACAACTATGGAATGACTACTGCGCTGACAAGCCCTAACAGCACTGCAAACGTGCCTATTATGGCTATTCGTTTAGCGCCTTCAGTTGACAATGGAACAACGGGATTGCTGGGTGTGAAAGAGGTTATCAACCGCTTACAACTTCAGCTGAATGAGATAGCCGTTGTGACCAACACAACCTACTTAATTCAGTTGGTGCTCAACGGTATTCCTTCTGGAGCCTTTTCAGGATCGTTCGTAACGCCTGTTCAGGGTGGAACAAATACAAGTTCTTTGGTTCAGATTGCAATAAATACGACCAATACTATTACAATTTCAGGCGGTGAGTCAATTGCTGCGTTTTATAGTAATAGTTCAGGTCAGACGGGATATCCTTTAGCTTCAATTTCTGCTATCGGTAACTCAGCTAATGGTGGGGGAACTTCAAATTCAGTTCCTACATCACAAGCGGGTATGTTCCCTGATGGACCGGATATTTTGTACGTAGTTGCGACCACCTTGAGCGCAGGGGGTTCAAATACTATTGCTGCTCGTCTGAACTGGCAAGAATCACAGGCTTAAAACTATGCCACTGATCAAATCTAAATCAAAAGAGGCGTTCAGCAAGAATGTTTCGGCTGAAATTCATGCGGGAAAACCGCCGAAACAAGCCGTAGCAATCGCATACTCGGTGAAGCGATCAGTGAAAAAGAAAGACGGCGGGGGGCTTTACGCAAACATTCACGCAAAGCAAGAGCGCATTGCTCATGGCTCGGGTGAACACATGCGTAAGCCCGGAAGCAAAGGCGCACCGACCAAGCAAGATTTTATAGACTCAGCGAAGACTGCAAAAAAGGCTAAAGGGGGCGAGGTACATCTTTCGATAAAGAAAGGCGAGAAGCAACCCACTTCAAAAGGCGCGGGGCTAACCCAAAAAGGGCGTGACAAATACAATCGTGAAACGGGCAGTCATCTTCAAGCCCCGCAACCCAAAGGTTCGCGTCACAATTCGTTTTGCGCCCGTATGAGCGGTATGCCAGGACCGATGAAGGACGAAAAAGGAAAACCCACACGTAAGGCTGCTTCATTGGAGAGGTGGCATTGTAAGACGGGTGGAAAAATAAAAAAGTATGACATAAAAGGTTGGTAATCAATGAGCACTAGCGGAACCGTTGGCCAAACTGTCATAACCGTTCAGACTCTCATTGATCATGGGGCTAGACGGGCGGGCAAGCTCGCTGAAGAATTGACCGTTGAACAAGTTCAGTCCGCCAAAGAGAGCCTATATTATTTGCTCTCAAATTTGGCCAACATGGGCGTTCATTATTGGTGTATTCAAAAGAACGTGATTGGGTTGAAGCCTGATCAAACCACGTACACATTGCCCGTAGGTACGATTGACGTTTTGAACTCAAACTATCGTACGGTGACGGCGAACACGATGGGTCAAAATAGCTCTTCCGGAAATACGGCGAATGCCTTTGACGGGCAATATACAAACATTTGCCAACTCACTAGCAATACGGGCTATATCGGCATTAACAACGGTACAGGTCAAAATGTTTACGTGGCAACGGTGGGTATTCTACCCGCAGTGACGGGTTCGGTTACGATTCAAATTCAATATTCATCTGACGGAACAACTTGGACAACGGTTAATAGTCCTGGAACGGTGAGTTGGGTTGCGGGAACGTGGCTCTACTATGAAATTGAACCTTCATCAAGCCAACCGTGCTGGAGAATATTGCAGACTTCGGGCGTGAATATGGGGGTTTATCAAGTGGTGTTCGGTTCAAACCCGAACGAGATACCGCTTTACCGTATGAACCGCGATGATTACGTGAATCTCCCGAATAAGAGCTTTACGAACAATTATCCCCTTCAATTCTGGTTTGATCGTTTGATACCTCAACCCGAGATGTTCATGTGGCCAACGCCTCAAATTTACTCACCCCAAATCGTGGCGTGGTGTTCGAGGCAGATTCAAGACGTAGGGTCGCTTTCGGGTTCGATCGAAATACCGCAACGGTGGTACTTGGCGATTCAGAACGGGCTTGCGCATCAGATGTCGATGGAGCTTCCGGGCGTTCAAGCCGACCGAATTACTTATCTTGAAGGCCAGTGGGAAAAGTACTGGGGTCAAGCCGAGCAAGAAGAGCGCGACAAATCTCCAATTTATTGGGCTCCCAACATTTCATATTACACCAGATGAGCAAATGGCTTGATACAACGGGTGATTCTTATCTCAGCATCGCGATTTGCGACCGCTGTAAGATGAAACGCGCCTATTCAAGCATCTCAGCTGACCGCAACATTCCAGGGCTACGGGTGTGTGATCAGGGTTGTAATGACGAGAGGGATCCGTATCGTTTGCCTATGCGGGCAACCGAGCGCATTTCAATACGCTTTCCCCGTCCTGATGCAGATATTGGTGAATATGATGACGCACTCACCACCGACCCGAACATAGTGAACGATCCGTCGCAAGATCCGAAGACCCCGAACACTGCAGGTGAGTGGGGTATCGCGCCTGAGACTTCTCAGAACCCATTAGACGGCAACCTTGACAATTTGAGTCCTTAATATGGCAAACATAAGAATATCTCAATTACCCACCGCTTCATCCCTGACGGGAACGGAGTTGGTGCCGATTGTTCAAAACGGGTTAACGTCTCAGACTACGGTGGGAGCGTTTTCTTCAACATTCACGTTTCCGCAAACCTTTTTGACGATAGGTGCTCAGGCTTCGTTGCCCAACTCAAGGTATATTGCCGTTTCAACGGGGCTAACGGGCACTGATGGGGGTATAGGCAATGCGTATACGCTTTCTTTGTCGAACACGGGTGTTACGGCGGGAACCTACACTTTCCCCACAATCACCGTCAACGCACAAGGTCAGATCACTTCTGCAAGTAGTAATGCGGGTGAGATTACAACTTTAAGTTTTGGTTCAACTGGACTGACGCCAAACACACCTACAAGCGGTGCAATTACGGTTGCAGGCACATTGGCTGTAGCTAATGGAGGAACTGGTGTTACGACTTCTACTGGAACTGGAAGTGTAGTTTTATCAACAAGCCCAACTTTAGTAACTCCGACTTTAGGTGCGGCATCTGCGACCAGTATTGCAGTTTCTTACAGTGGCGCAAGTGGAGCCGTTGGTTCTTTAAATATTGGTGGATCTCTTAATGGCGCAAGTGATACGGGCATTATTACTTCATTTGTTGGTACTGCTGACACATATGCTTTTACTGCCTTACAAAATAAGAACACTAGCGCTACAGCCAACACTTCTTACTCCTCCTATGCTTTATATAATAATTTAGGCAATGTTTATGGTGAAATAGGTATGAATAGCAGTACTTATAGCTATTCTGCCGCAGGATTTCCAAACAATTCATTATCTACTGCTAATGCTTTATTTATTGAGGCAGGATCAGGTGCGGAATTGGTTTTAGGGACATTTGGTTCAAATGGAATACATTTTGTAACAAATGGCACATCAAACACATCTGATGCTATGTTCATACCTGCTTCTGGGCCAATCCAAGCGCCAGTAGGTATTGCAGGCGGTGGGTTCTAAGCTAAAATTGAGAAAAGGAATTTAACATGGCACAAAGTGGATATACCCCAATACTAATTTACGCTAGTGGAACGACCACTAACACGCCACTAGCCGCTAATTTGACAAGCGGATCTACAGGGGCGGAGCTTGCTTTAAACTACTATGATGGTAAGTTGTTTTACAAAGACAACACAGGTACTGTACAAGTTTTAGCCACTAAAGGGGCTGCACAAAATTCAATCAGTTTTGGTACAACAGGTCTTACACCTAGTTCGGCAACGCAAGGTGCTGTAACTGTTGCAGGAACTTTAAACGTAGCTAATGGCGGTACAGGTGTTACAACTTCTACTGGAACTGGCAATGTTGTATTAAATACATCTCCAACATTAGTAACGCCAGTTCTTGGAACTCCTACTAGCGTTACATTAACCAATGCTACTGGACTTCCATTAAGTACAGGTGTGACAGGAACTCTTTCCGCTAGTAATGGTGGTACAGGAGTAGCAAACAATGCAGCAAGCACAATTACCATTTCAGGTAATTATGGTTCTACTTTTGTGGTTTCAGGTGCGTATTCTTATACATTCCCTGCATCATCAGATACCTTGGTTAATTTAGGGTCGGCGCAAACTTTAACAAGTAAAACTTTAACAAACCCAACTGTTACCAACTACACAGAAACTCTGTACGCAATAGGAAATTCAAGTACTGCGGTAACTATATCTTTGGCTAATGGAACATATCAAACAGTTACTATGACAGGAAACTGTACGTTTACCATGCCTTCTGTTGGAGCAGGTAAATCTTTTATTCTGGAAGTTAACTCTGGTGCAGGTTCATTTACAGGTACATTTACAAGTGTTAAATGGCCTTCAAATACCGCCCCCACACTTACAACTACTGCAAGTAGA